GCTATGGCATCCTCGATAGCGTCGAGGCGCATGTCCATACGCATATTGCCCATCGTGCTATAGTAGTCGATGGCTTTATTAGTCGTATTTGTCTTAAACTCCCCTCCCCTCTCCACTTCATTCGTGGACGCAACCCTGTCTATCGAAGCATAGAGGTCCTTCTTATCAAATAGCGAAGCGAAGTTTGCACTCGGCGGCACAATCGAGAATATCAATTCATTCGGCTTCTTGCCTTCGGGAACCTTAATCGGTGTAGCGGTAGCATCGGGTCCTTTAAGGATACGATCCGCAATCTCCTGCGTTACGCCTGTCTCTGGATCAAAGAAGATATTGCGTCGTGCCCATAGCAGACTACGGCGACGCTCATCGTTAATCTCGTTTATCTGATCCTGTTGGTCGAGATAATAGCTGACCTCGCCCTTCGCATAGACTGCGACCGGGTTATCATGGAACCACAGCGGTGTAAGTGGGAAGAAGTTCTGCAATTGGTATGGGTCATCCCACACCCAAATCGGCCACTTCCAATCGTTGTCGGCATACATCTCTAGCCGACGTGTCGTCTTATCCCAGACATACCAAACCTTCGTCCTCTTAGCCTTATCGTAGCTTTCCTTATTATCGAAGCCATACGCCGAATACGTGTTGTTATCCTTAGCAAACAGCGTGAAGTTCTCGCTATCCGACTCGGCACCTGCATCCAGTATGTGCGTCGGCTCGAAGATAGACCTGATTTCCTCGTTATCTTCGCTGCCTTCCACACCATACACCGAATTTATGTAATCGGTAGGCAGCATATCCTCGATCATCACCCACGCTGCATCCGTTAGATACGGATCGCTGTAGTCTGGGTCTACGATCACCTGATGTGGCATTCTTATGCGAACGAACGGACCACTTGGCTGCAAGAACTCTATCTTCTGCTCAAGTGCCCGAAGTTTCTGCTCGGTTTCCCCAATATCCTCCGCATCCTCAGCGTTTTCCAACTCAGCCGACAAATTCTGCAAATCAGTGAGGGCTTGTTCGCTGCTTTGGTCCTTATTTACGTAGCCGACCTCGAACCACGCCATATTCGTCAGCAACGCTATCAGCACGTTGCGTTTGGCCTTCGGTTTCAGGTTGACTCCTGGTGCGCCCTTCATCCCAAACAGCCGATTGACCAACTTCTCCACAGCACGCGCAAAATCTTCACCGGATTGCCGATATTCCTCATCGTTCCCCGGACTACTGGTAATCGTAACTATGGGATTCTTGGCATATAGCTCTGGCACCTGTGCGTTCGTGTTGGCGAACACCACATTCTCCGTCGAACTGAACATCTCATTCAGCCGACGCGCAACATGCCGATTGCCAGACGTATTTGGCGAGCTACTCTCGCGATGATCGCTTTGGTCGTGGTTATAATAGCGTATGCATTCGTCCCATGCATCTATGAGGTCGCCCATAGACTTCTGGCCGGTATCTTTCCTAGATTGCCATACCTTGCCACGCTTACTCGACACGGGCACACGCGATCCTGGCAGCACTTTATAGACCGGCATGATTTCCGGTGCTGCATCAGGCGGCATTCCGTCTTGAGCGAGAGAGTTAGCTAGCGGATCGACTTCACTCTCTGGCTCAAACTCCGGTGTTGCGTCGTCGTATGTTCCGCTCATCGCAACAGCGGTCCATTAGGGAATGGAGCAAGTTGGAGTAGCATACTTACTAATATGAGAACCAAGATTACCCCCACCACGACCTGAGCAATCACCGCGAATGGTGGTGGCAGCGGGATTAGTGAAATGATCCACCAGACAAGACCGAATATCAGTATGAGAACTAATACCCATATAAGTAAACTAATCATTATTTATGCCTTGGTAATGTGCCTTCACGTTTGCTACGCTCAATCTCATGCCACGCTAACCAAGCCGGTGGCTGATTCGGCTTACCTGTATAACGTGCCAGCCGTGGCCGATTGCTCATCGCGTATTTCCACATATCCATCGCGTGGTCATTGCGATCCGTTGGCCTATCGGTCACATCGTCACTCGTATCTCGCTTAAAATAGTATTCGGTAACCTCATCTATGAAGAACTGACAGCGATCCGTGACATGGAAGTAGCACGCTGGCCTATCTCCCGTAATCGGATGCTCGTGATTCGGCAACAGCGTCAGATATTGCCAGTTCTTCGCAATCCCCGCATTGATATCGTTGTTGCCCCTCTGCATAGCGATACCTTCGTCCGCGAACAACGCGCTTACGGTCTGTCCAACTGTTCGCGAATCTCCTGACTTACGGCGAAAGCAATCAGGATCAGCAAAAATGGGATGAAGTTCGTCGCTATCGACCATATATAACTCGCGGATAGCTTTGATATGCGCTGCCGATACCGCGATTGTCTGCTCCTTCTCTCGGAATCCATCAAGTAGAATAACATTGCTATCATCATCAACGAAAAATATGCCGTAACAGCTATGCTGCGCCAGACCATGATCGTAGCCTTCAATAAATGTAGGCTCAAATCCACTTAGCCTGAGTTGCCGTAGATATTCTACCGCGGTATTATACTCGATGACGTGTTTGCTCTCGTCAAACTGCGGATAAATAAGTCCGCTCAGTGCGCCCCACATGCCATACACATACCTGTCACGCATGGTGCCCGTATATGTGGACAACATTCCCTGGATATAGTCGTCGCCTAGGTTCTCTCTATTCTCATACGTCGAACCCTCGAACAACTCGACTATTGGTCGTGGTCGTCCGTTATCAAGTATAGGACGCGCGTTTGCATCAACCTCGCACAACAGTTTGGGGTTGATGATCCCGTTCTTATAGTCATGGATGGGCTTAATAATCTCTCGGTAACACCAATTGCGAGTAGGATTGAGAGTAGCAATAAACCAACGAGGGCCAGTGCGAGGCATGTCGGGATCATCACCGCTATAAGCAGCATTGCCTCTAAGACGCCCCATGAGGTCCATAAAATCTTTATGAGCAAATTCTGGGTCCTCCAACTGATCGACAACGATCCAGTCGTAAGTAGCCGACAGCAAGTTGCTCTTACTATCTTCTTGCTCTTTGCCCCTCTGCGCGACATAGCGGAAGTTCACGGTGCTACCGTTCTTCATAATGAGCGTATTGTCATCCTTAGTCGGATGACGCTTAATCCAGTGTGACGGGCACCAACTTAGAAACTCCCGACGGATCGTGTCATTGAGTTTCGGATACGTGCTACGTGCGATCAACCCATTGCAGCCGGGATACTGCGTGCAGAGATTCAGTGCCTTAACGCATGACGCAGCGGTCTTACCGTTACCGAATCCGCCACCGATAAACTGCACTTTGGCTCTCGACGCATGAAAGCGATCATGCATCCCGCCTTCTACGATGCGATAACGGTTAACCACTCAAGCAATTCCGAGTTCTGCCGTCGCGGTGCCGCCGGTCGGTGTAACATTCATGATTCTTGCACCGGCAGGAATAGTCCACACGTCCGACAAGCCCACCGTATTGTAGTTTACTCCCGGCTTATTATCGAATGTCACGACGACCGTCACTGCTGTGCTAGCGGGCGTAACCTGCACATGCGAGAAGTAGCACTGCGAGAACGGCGCATTACCACCAACGTCCGTCATCATGGCGAGTGGCACCGTAACCTGACCAGCCGCTAGATAGCTTACCGATCCACGAAATGCCATTAGCCCGTCTCCATATCTATAAGCGGCGCAACATCATCCTTATCACGCCTAATTATCTCAATCGTCAGTCCGCCGTCCATACTATGACGATGCTCAACAATATCAGCAGGACGATGGCCAGCACGATCCAAGAAGTCCTTGGCTGCGTATATTCTCTCGCTACGCGCGCCATTGTGTAGACTATCAACCAATACATTAGCAGCAGTGCGACTGTGCTGCTTGAAGATATCCCTAACGACATCTGTCTCTGCGTCGAGTATGCTACGTAGCACAGTCTCATACATCGTCTTATACGCGTCAGTTGCACGTATCTTAGCAACCTGACTCTCAGTGCTACCTATAGCCAACGCGATATCCATGTCATCGAGGCCGAATAGCGAATAACTAAGGATGACGGAGATAGCATTCATCGTCCGTGGCATCTCTGGCAGATCAGCGAGCTTGCGTCGAGCATTGATAACTAGTTCCTGCGCTTCCGTGTGCGTAGGAACTTCAACCAAGCGAGCATCAGCCGCAGAGCGCATCGGTGGAGCAACTTCCTCCACCACTCGGCCACCCGCGTAAACCAGTCTGCCATCGGCTAACTTCAGTGGTTGTTTTTCGTCGGCTAACATATGTCTCTCAGCGTAGATGCAAATTCTTCATAATATAAGGAATGACTTCGGGAGCTACACCCGTCAATGCACCGATAGCAGCACCCGCTGGCCCACGTCTCGCACCACTTAATGCACCTGTCGCTGCACCTGACAAAGCGCGTGGTAGCGAAAACTCACGCGGCGCATTTGGTGCTGGAACTTGTGCAGGAGATGGTGGCGGTAACGCTAATTGACGTGGTGGTCCTGCAACTCGTGGAACTTCTGCTGACGGTAGCGGAATCTGAGGTCCAGCTATTCTAGGAACTTCTGGCGGCGCTGCTATTGCAGGTCGCGGCGGAACTTCGGGAGCCGGTAACGCTAATTGTGGACTAGGAGCCGGTAGCCTTAGTTGTTCGGGAGGTGATGGCAACTGTGGTGGCACCGCTCTATTCATAGCTGTCTGCAACGGATCGGGTGGCGGCAACGCTACCTGTGCGCCCGGTGTCGGTGGCGGCATTTGCGGTGGCATACCTGGAA